CACGGATCACGGTTAAAGAGTTTGAAAAGTATACTGATATGTTACTTCAAGGTATTGAGATAATCAAAGCACCAGAAGGATCTTCAATGGTAGATCAATTGAAAGAACATTTAGAAGAATTTTGTACTAATAGAACTGCAGCAGAAACTACTAAGAAAGATATTCTAAATGGAAACGTCTACACAGAAGAAGGTAAACATAAATTTATATTTCATAAATTTTATCACGGACATTTACTTAGAAAAAAATGGCCAGAGAAACCACAGGTGACACAACAAATGCTAAAAGAATATTGTAATTGTAGTGATGATAGAATTGTTATTGGTAAGAAAAGACCAACGATCATGGTAGTGGATGCATTTGAGAAACCAGAAAAAACTCATACACCTAAAACCTTAAAAGAAAAGGATCCTTATTAATGAAGACAATTGTATTCGGCCCACCAGGTACAGGAAAAACACATACATTATTAGAGAAGGTAGATGAATACCTAAAGACAACTAATCCAGATCGAATTGGTTACTTTGCTTTTACAAAGAAAGCAGCAAATGAAGCTAAAGAAAGAGCTATGAAAAAGTTTAATTTAGAGGACGATGATCTTCCGTATTTTAGAACTCTTCATTCATTAGCTTTTAAATCGTTAGGTTTAAAAAAGAATCAGGTGATGCAGAAAAGACATTACGAGGATCTCGGTAGAAAAGAAAATTTATTTTTAGATTACAATGATTATGATGAAGAAGAGACTGGATTGTTTTCTACTAAAAGCGATTATCTTAGAATAATTAATCTAGCTAAACTTAGAAACATTACAATAGATCAGCAGTATAATTTAAAAGAACATAATCAAGATGTAGAGTATGCAACACTTATTCATTTAAGTGAAAGACTGGTAGACTATAAGAAAGAATATAATCTTATTGACTACAACGATATGATTTTAAATTTTATCGAAAAAGAAAAATCACCAAACTTTGATGTAGTATTTATTGATGAAGCACAAGATCTATCTTTAATGCAATGGGATATGGTTAAACATATTACAGATAAAACAGTTGATTCTTTTATTGCAGGAGATGATGACCAGGCTGTATTTAGATGGGCTGGTGCAGATGTTGATTCATTCATCGCACAAAAAGGAAAAGTAATAGAACTAAAAGAATCTAGAAGAGTACCAAGAAAGATACATGAACTAGCTAACTCAATTATTGGTAGAGTTAATAATAGAATAGAGAAGAATTGGAACCCTAAACAACACGAAGGAAAGCTTAGTTCTTATGATAGCTTTGAGGATGTAGATATGTCAACAGGTAAATGGTTAGTGTTAACTAGAACTAGATCAATGTTAGATTCATTAGAAGATATATTGAGAGACAAAGGTTTTTATTATGAGAATAGATTTAAGAAACTTTATGAAAAAGATATTCAAGAAGCTGCAACTAATTGGGAATATTTAATTAAAGGACAGATGCTTGATTCAAAACAAATAGAAAATATTTCAAAGTACATCAGTAAGGAAAAATGGAACAAGGATAAATTAAAATCTATGGTTAAGAACACTGTCTATAGTTTAGAACAATTACAAAAAGACTATGGACTTCAAACCAATGAGATTTGGTATGAAGCCTTTGATCAAGCAGGAGATAAAAGAATTAATTATATAAGACGTATGAAACGTAATGGAGAGATGTTGAACCAAGAACCACGGATCAAACTATCAACCATTCATAGTGCAAAAGGTGGAGAAGAAGACAACGTAGTTTTACTAACTGATCTTACCTACAACACAAAAAAATCATATGACAAGAATCAAGATGATGAAACAAGATTATTTTACGTAGGTGCAACACGAACAAAAGAACATTTACATATTATAAGACCAAAAGACGATAGCAAATGTTACCCAATGGAGGAGATACTATGACAAGTAAAGGCGTATTAGATGAGGCATTTCCACAAGATAAACAAATCGGAGGATCTCATTATAAAAAATTTAAGATTCAACCTTATGAATTTATATCAAAGAATGATCTTTCATTCTTTCAAGGCAACGTAATTAAATACGTTTGTAGATATAAAAACAAAGCAGGCATACAGGATTTAGAAAAAATCAAACACTATTGTGATCTAGAAATATTAAAGATGAAAGATACAAAATGAGTTGGCAAGAATATAAGGCAAGAGCAAAAATAATAGAACAAAACTTTGCAAAGAATCTAACAGAGCCTAAGTGGGCAAACGATTATCAAGACATGCACGAGCATTGGGATGTAGAAGGTACACTAGATGGTAAACTTTTAAAGTTTGATGTTAAAGGAATGAAGAAAGTAAATCGTTGGGATAATAAAAAACAAGATGACATTGCTTGGGTTGAAGGAACTAATGTTAGAGGTAAACCTGGTTGGGTAAAAGGTTTAGCAGATTACATAGTATTTGAAAGAATAGACCATTGGCTACTAGTTAATAGACAAGAATTATTAAATCATGTACAAGATAAACTAAAGGAGAAAGGTTACGAAAAAGGTAAAGGAGTATATCAAATCTATCAACGTGAAGGTAGATTAGATAAAATTACTATGGTTCCTTTTCAAGATATGGAACAATTAACAGATATAAAGAAAATAAATAAAGATGGCTGATAAAATAAAGAAAGAATTAAAAGTAAAAAATCATGTATTTCAATTAGAAATATATCCACGTTTGAATGGTGAGGAAGACATAACATGGGAAATATTTCCTAACGACTATCATGCAGCTTTGTATGCATTTAGTAATAAAGAAAAGTTAAATAAAATAATAAAAGAAAAACATATATACGAACCAAGGAAAAAATAATGCAGAAAATAATATTTAAACCACAAACAGAATGGTTACCACCAGAAGAATTTCCAGATCTATCTAACTACGATGAGATCTCAATTGACTTAGAGACTAAAGATCCTGAACTAACCAAAATGGGATCAGGAGCAATCATTGGTAAAGGAGAGGTTGTTGGTATCGCTGTAGCTGTTGAAGGTTGGTGTGGATATTATCCTATTGCTCATGGCGGTGGTGGAAACATGGATAGGTCTATGGTTATCAAATGGTTTCAAGATGTATTAAATACCGATGCTATAAAAATATTTCACAATGCAATGTATGATGTTTGTTGGATTAGATCTATGGGTCTAAGTATCAAAGGACAAATTGTTGATACTATGATTGCAGCAGCTTTGTGTGATGAAAATCAATTTAGATATGATTTAAATACTTGTGCTAAAAAATATACAGGTGCAGGTAAAGATGAAACAGCATTGTATGCAGCAGCAAAAGAATGGGGCATCGATCCTAAAGGTGAGATGTATAAATTACCTGCAATGTATGTAGGTCAGTATGCAGAAAAAGATGCAGCTATTACTTTACAGTTATGGAAGTATTTAAAAAAAGAAATAGTTAGTCAAGATATACAATCTATTTTTGATATGGAAACAGAACTATTTCCTTGCCTCGTTGATATGCGTTTCTTAGGGGTTCGTGTAGATGTTGAAGGAGCCCATCAATTAAAACAAAAATTAGTTGGAGAAGAAGAGTCAGCATTATTAGCAGTAAAAAAAGAAACAGGAATAGAACCTCAGATATGGGCCGCAAGATCGATCGCCAAAGTTTTTGAGAAACTAAAATTACCTTATGATGTAACTGAGAAAACATCTGCTCCTTCTTTTACTAAGAATTTTTTACAAAACCATCCACATCCAGTGGTTCAAAAGATTGCACGAGCCAGAGAAATAAACAAAGCTCACACAACTTTTATTGATACCATACTAAAACATTCTCATAAAGGTAGAATACATGCTGAAATAAACCAGCTTCGTGGAGATAATGGCGGAACTGTGACAGGTAGATTTAGTTATTCAAACCCTAATTTACAGCAAATTCCTGCTAGAAATAAGGAACTTGGACCTATGATTAGGTCATTATTTATACCCGAGAAGGGCCATACATGGGGTGTATTTGACTATTCTCAGCAAGAGCCTAGGCTGGTAGTACATTATGCAGGATTACAGAATCTATATGGCGTTGATGATGTACTAGATTCCTATAATAATGATCCTAATACAGACTTTCACACAATTGTTGCGGATATGGCTAACATACCGAGATCTCAGGCTAAGACTATTAACCTAGGATTGTTCTATGGTATGGGTAAAAATAAACTACAGGCTGAACTAGGAGTAGACAAAGAAACTTCTGATGGTTTGTTTAAACAATACCATGACCGAGTCCCTTTTGTTAAACAGTTAATGGATAATGTAATGCAAAGAGCACAGCAACGTGGTCAGATAAGAACTTTACTTGGAAGACTATGTAGGTTTCATCTATGGGAGCCAAATATGTTTGGGATGCATAAAGCAATGACGCACGATGATGCGATCTTGGAACACGGACCAGGGATTAGAAGAGCCTATACTTACAAAGCTTTAAATAAATTAATTCAAGGATCAGCGGCTGATATGACAAAGAAGGCAATGATTGAATTATATAAAGAGGGTATCATACCACATATACAAGTGCATGATGAACTTGATATATCAATAGAGTCTCCAGAACATGCGAGTAAAATAAAAGAAATTATGGAGCACGCAGTTGAACTACAAGTACCTAATAAAGTGGACTATGAATCTGGTCCAAATTGGGGTAATATAAAATGAGGATAAATTATGGCATATTTAAATGTAAACATACCACCGACTTACGCACAAATAAAAAGGGAGTATCTTTATGATCTTAAAAAACATAGGGGAGAAGTTGAAGACTGCATTATCTTTGGTCTTAGCGCTCTTACAGGTAGGGCTATACTATTTCATGCTATTATGGAAAACGGTGCAATATTTTATCGCTTACCAATTAGCGCGTTTATTCAAAAGGGATTTGACCCCGATAGAGTGCCCACAAGAAGACTTGATGAATTACAGCTCTGGAATTGTTTTAGTTATTATCCTTCTGTTCATCGTTGGGATATTTTAGATGGACAAGCAGGAAAGTATATAGGAAAAGATAAAAAATGGCACGCAGGTAAATATTTATTTACTGTTGACTTTGCACATCCAGAGTCTAATATACTTGACACTGATCATTCAGAGATTCCGCATGAACATAAGTGCGCTCACATAATTGCTTTAGATGATGGTAATTTTGCAGCACAACCTAACAATCGATGTATATGGGACATACCTTCTTTCACTGTGAAAGATGAAACTCCTGATTGGAAAGTGCAGACATCTGAATGGAATGTAGAAGATAGTCGTCAGTGGGTAACAGAAGATACTGATAACTTCTTTTATGAAATAGAGGAGAAAAAAAATGATTGATAAAGTAAAAAACATGGCTAACAAATGCTGGTGTAATCACAAAGTTTGTACGATTATAATAGCAGTTCTTATTGTAGCTTACATAGTGAAATAGAATTATGGAGATGGCCAGGATGAATTATTATGCAACAGGTTTATTGATTGTAATGCTAGTTGTCCTGGCTCTCTGCGGAGGTCCAAGTGTCCAATAAACCACTCAACATATCGGAATCGGCTGCCGTGCAGATGCCGATGAAGACGGTTGCTAGCCTAATCGTGCTCGTCGCAATGGGTGTCTTCGCATATACAGAGCTGACCTCGAGGTTGGTATCGTTAGAGACATCAAGAGAATTATTTGAAAATGATTTGTTAAAAAAATCTGAACAAGTGCCCGTGGACCAGGAGCAACATTTTTTATTGGAGGATTTGTACAAGTCTGTCGAGCAGATTGAAACAAGAATTGAAGACATGATGCACAACAAAGTAAACATACAGTTTATACAAAAACAAACTGAAAAACTTTTAGAAGATGTAGAAGTTTTAAAAGATAAAGTTAGACAAAACGGTAACGGAGCTCATTAATGACAGAGTTAGCTATAGCTTTACTTATGATTGTACATGGAGAGATCAAGGAAGCACGTCTGCAAACATCGATGTCTGAATGTCTCAAAGGGGCACGTACAGCTAGACGTGAAGCTAAATCGCA